TTTGAAAGGAATATGAAAATGAATGTTGTTTGTTTAGTCGGCAGACTTATCGCCGACCCGGAACTTCGTCAGACCCCACAGGGTACAAGCGTTTGTTCTTTTGTAATTTCAGTTCAGAGAGCTAACGCAAAAAAGGATGAAAACGGCTATTATCCGTCAGACCTTATAAGATGTGTTGCGTGGCGTACAACAGGCGAATTTGTACAAAGATATTTTGTTAAAGGTAATATGATTGGGCTTAACGGTTCTGTTCAAGTAAATCAGTACACCGATAAAGACACAGGCAAAAAGTTAAGTGCTTTTGAAGTGCTTGCAAGCAATGTGTATTTTGTAGAAAGCAAAAACAACGGTGGAAACGGCGTATCTGAAATCAAACTGCAACAACCGCAGTATAATACCGAAAGAAGGACAAACACATATTACCCCCCTACTTCTAACAATTTTTTGTACAATAACAATATCAACGCTTTTACGCCTATTGACGATACAGAGGGTGACTTGCCTTTTTAAAATATGCGTAAGTATAAAAATAAAAAAGTCTATGTTGACGGTATGGTATTTGACAGCTTGAAAGAATACAAAAGATTTAAAGAACTTAGCCTGCTCGAAAGGGCGGGCAAGGTTCATAATCTGCAAAGGCAAGTGAAGTTTGTTTTGATACCTACACAGCGAGAACCTGGTACTCAAATATATACAAGAGGCGCAAAAAAAGGACAGCCCAAAGAGGGCAAAGTAATAGAAAAAGAATGTTATTACAAAGCTGATTTTGTGTATTATGTGAACGGTGAACAGGTTGTTGAAGATACAAAAGGGTACAGAACAGAAGAATATAAAATCAAGCGCAAGCTGATGCTATATGTACACGGAGTTAAAATTTATGAAACATAGAAAAACGGACAAGAAGAACCTTAGAAGAATATCAATAGTTGTCACGGCGCAAACCCTGTGGCATTTACACCGCCTATGCGCCATGAACGGTTGGGGCGAAAAAGATATAGGCAGGGTTATAGATAAGCTGATAAGGGCAAATTGCGCCGATTTTGACAGAAAGGACAGTTAATTAGTAAAAGAGAGGGCTTAAAAATGATAAAAATCTTTTTAAATAGTCAAAATCGTTGCCCTGCCGAATGGGGAAGTTATAGCTTTGTCGAATGGCGAAAAGGCAATAAGGGATATAAGTGTTTCCGAAATGTTGACGGTGAAACAAAAACGATAGATTACAGCTTATTTATTATAGATTTTCCAAGCCTAAGTATTAGACCTCTGATAGTAAGCGATAGCCTTGCTGATATAAATAAGCGGATTAAAAAAACAAATATTGAAATTGAGGAATATTAAAAGAGAGGGAAAGAAAATGCTAATAACAGCGGAAATTTTAAAATTATAGAGGGATTGAGAATGGCAAAGATAGCAAGAAACCCGGCGCAAGCATTTTTGCAGGGGCGAGAGCTGGGCAAGGTTGAGGGGCGACAAGTAGGTTTTGACCGGGACAGTTATATCCAGTTTTTGGCGTTTTACAATGTCAACGCCGAGTTAAAAATAATGGGTGCGGAAAGATTTAAGAAATTCTACACGGAATTTCAAAAAGAAAAGGCAAGGCTTTTTAATCAAGAGTTCGGATCTGATATAGACAATGTAACAACGGCGATATATCACGCAACGGAAATGGCACAGGAATTAGGAATAAACCTTGATTTTGAGCGCATGACACAAAGAGCAAAGGAGTTTAACAATGCGGATTAACCTTATAAATCGGGCGATTTCGCTTGTATGGCGGTTGACAAAATTATTTATATCGCTGATTGTATGCGGAATTTGCTTTGTAATTTTTATTTTTATGTTGTTGTGTGTTCTGATTATTCTTTACAGCGGTAAAGACCCGACAATTTGGAGCAAAGGGGCACAAGATGATGACAACAATAACTGATACACTGCGCCTGATAAGCAGATATAAGGCAAAATTGACCTATCAACAGTTTAAAACACTGATAGGACAAGCTAAGTCGGGTGATACAGAGGGCGCAAAAAAGGGGCTTTACAGGCTCTTAGAAAGGGGTAAATAAAAAATGCCGATAGAACTTGAAATCAAAATAAAAGGCTTAAACAAAAACACAATAACCCAAAAGATGTACACCGAAAAGGATGTACAGCAAATAAAATGGGAGCGTGACCTTGCTATACAACAGCTCAAAGGCGATTATGGTGTAGGCTTAGGGGAGCCGAAAAGCCCCGATGTTGTAAAGGTTGTGCGTTGCATGGACTGCAAATACAGCCGTAATTTGCAAACAATATCAGAAAAAGCTATGTATCGTACGGGTTGTGTCATATGCACAAACGGCGAAATTTCCAATAAAGAATTTGCTATGTGGGGCAACGATTTTTGCAGTTACGGAGAAAGGAAGAGAAATTGAAAAATGTTAAAAGTTGATAGTAAAAAAATGAAATATGAAATAAGCGGTAGCGTGATTGAAAATCTTGTAGAATTTGCATAAGAACTAATAAAACGATACGGAAAAGAAAGCATACAAAAAGTATTTGAACTGGGTTGTGACGAAAGCTTACAGGAGGATTTAAAAAATGTGTAAAGCGTTTGAAATTGTTTATGACGAACAAACCGGCACTTGGGTAGAGAAAAAAGAACCATATATAACGATAGAGGTCGAAACCGAAGAGGATTACAAGGTTTTGTTAGAAAGGCTTGAAAAGCAAAATGCAAAAAAGCCTATTCCCCCCGAAATTAACGAGAATTTTGCCTTTTGCCCCAGCTGCAAGCGAATTGTGTACGATATATATAATTATTGCCCAGGGTGCGGACAAAAGATAGATTGGAGCGAGGTAACAGAATGAAAATTGAACGAAAAAGATATGTTATCATGCGTAAAAATCGCACTGAAATATGGTGTGGATTGTCACGAGATTTTTATTTTAAAAGCATTGACGATATAGGAAACACCGCTGTAAAAACATATCGAACAAAAAAGCAAGCAGAAGCGGGTTGTAGTAGCTGGAATAGGGATTTTGAGGCTGTTCCAGTGATAGAAAGTATTGAAATTTGTGAGGTGGAAGAATGACAACCGAAAAATTGATTGAGATTGCAAAAATATGCAGTGAAGAGGATCGTTGTCCTCTTGATTGTCCGTATTTTAATGGCAAGACTAAGAACTGTGCAGATAAATTAACGGGAGATGTTACTTACCGGCTGGAAAAGGCATACACAGCACTTAAAGAACAGGGTTATTGTAGTACCTGTAAATATAGCAATATCTGTTCAGGTGACGGCGATGCCGACACAGGTTGTAACGGTAGCGATAAGTGGAAATGGGTAGGTGATGATGAATGATACCTGAAAATACCATTAAACCAGCATATGATATTTACACAATAACGCCGTCAAAAGTCTTTGTTTTAGTAGAAACGGACAGCAATTTGTTGGTTGACGGCAAATTGAGCGAATACAAGCAATATAAACGACAGTTAAATCCTGAATACAAATACCTGATTTACTTTGATAAAAATGTAAGACGGTGGATATTGAAAGAGGTGCAAGATGACTAACTTTAACATTAAAAATATGACAAAAAAGGAAATTCCTAAATTTGACCCCAGCATCTTTCACGATGACAAGACAACCTACACAATAAACAAAATTATAGATGTTTATGGCGGAATGGAAATTCTTAAAATGGCTTCTAACAGAGGTAAAGTAAAATGATTGAGTGGGATATAAACATTTTGGGTGTAAAGTGGAAACTTATACTAACAACCCCCACGCATGATGACAGGCTGGGAAATGCCGCAGGAATAACCGATGACACAATTAAAGAAATGGTTGTTGACAACACAAAGAATTATAGCCCTGAAAACGAAGCAAAAAAGCACATTGAAAGCTATATCAAGAAAGTTATGAGGCATGAGATTATACACGCTTTTCTTTGCGAAAGCGGACTTGCCGAAAACAGCGGCTGGGCGACAAACGAAGAATTAGTTGACTGGATAGCTATTCAAGCGCCGAAGTTGATTAAAGCGTGGAAAGATGTCGATGCACTCTAAGGGGGTAACAAAAATGATTGATAAAACAATAAGACAAGCTAAAATAATCAGAGAAACCGTTAATTTGTACGGCGGTAAACAATATATGATAGCCGTTGAAGAAATGGCAGAACTTATGCAAGCGATAAGTAAGTTTTTGCGAATAGATTACAGCGGTTGCTCCGATGTGGCACGGATACAAAAAGAGCCGATAGACAATATTACCGCCGAAATGGCCGATGTATATATCATTCTGGAGGAGTTACAGGTTATGCTCGGTATTAAAAACGGAGATATTCATGCGGTTATTGATAAAAAGCTGAACCGCCAGTTTGAAAGAAACAGACAAGTGAGGGCAATTAGATATGGCAGAAGTGATAAAAATACCGATTGTTGCGATAATTGTACTAACTAATATCTTTTCGGCATCGCTGGCTTATCATTTGGGCTACACTAACGGAATAATGGAAAAGGTGAAGATATATGGCAGATGTCAAGTGGATTAAATTATCAAGCAATATCTTTGATAATACCAAAATTAAGCAAATTGAGGTATTGCCAGACGGCGACACAATTATTGTGATATGGGTTAAGCTGTTATGCCTTGCTGGTAACATCAACGATAACGGTTTTGTATATTTAACAAAAGAAATACCGTACACAGACCAAATGCTTGCCACGCAGTTTAATAGACCTTTGACAACGGTACAGTTAGCGCTAAACATTTTTAAGCAGTACGGAATGATTGATATTATAGATGATATTCTTTACATATCAAACTGGGAAAAGTATCAGAATGTCGATAGACTGTCAGAAATTAGAGAATATAATAGACTTGCAAAGCAAAAATCAAGGGCAAAACAAAAACTATTGACAGAAAATAAAAATGTCAATGACAAGTCAATGACAAGTCAACGCCGTCACGATACAGATATAGATATAGATAAAGAAAAAGAAATAGATAATAATATATTGTGCAAAAGTACACCTAAAAAAGCGGATATTGACGATGTATTTGAAAGGTTATGGCGGTTATATCCTAACAAAAAAGGCAAAGGACAAGTATCTGATAGCAGAAAAAAGGCTATATATGCCATAGGCTATGACGAGATGTCAAGAGCAATAAAACGCTATACAGATGATTTAAAAAGAGATAGCTGGCGCAAGGCACAAAACGGCAGTACATTTTTTAATAGTGGCTATATTGATTATTTAGATAATAATTATATACCGGCAGAAGATGAAAGGACAGTAGAAAATGGAACAGATAAACAAGATTATAGGTATGACAACATCGGAACAGTATTATGATGATGTCAAGAAAGTAATGCAACAGAAATGTGAAAGAATGAACGAAGTCAAGGGCGACCTTAACAAATATGACGGTTACGATTGCCCTTTATGCTTAAACAGGGGCGGAACATACGAAGTAAGAGAGTATGACGGCAGATATTACGAAACCTTTGTACACTGTAAGTGTCAAAGGGTTAGAAAGGCAATAAGGCGCTTGAACAAAAGCGGCTTGAAAGATGCCGTCAAGAAATACACCTTTGATAATTTTACAACAGCGGAAGAATGGCAAGCGAAAATAAAAGATGAAGCGCTTGATTACATAGAAAACGGATATAACAGGTGGTTTTATTTGGGCGGTCAGAGTGGAGCAGGGAAAAGCCACCTATGTACAGCGATAGCAATTAAGCTGTTAAAACAGGGCTATGACACAAGATATATGTTGTGGCGTGACGAAGCGGCAAAGCTAAAATCACTTGTAAATGATACCGAAGAATATGAAAAGATGATAAACGAAATTAAAAACGCCGATGTGCTGTATATTGATGACTTGTTCAAGACAGGCAAAGCGAATAATGGAAAAGCACAGAAGCCTACACCTGCGGATATAAACTTAGCGTTTGAAATTCTGAATTATCGCTATAATAAAAACTTACCGTACACGATAATATCATCTGAATGTACATTGTCAGATTTAATTAAGATTGACGAGGCGGTAAGCGGCAGAATAGCAGAGAAGGCGCTAAACAGCGGTAATTGGTGCTTATCAATAAGACCTGATACCGCAAAGAATTACAGGTTTAAAGGCGTAACAGAGCTATAAAACACCGAAAGGGGAGAGGTAAATGCAAGCAAAAGAATACTTGTTACAAATTAAAAAGCTCGACAGGCTAATTCAAAACAAACTAATCGAAAAAGAACAGTGGCAGGCGATAGCCGAGGGGGCTTCCTCTTCCTTATCTTCCGACAAAGTACAGTCAAGCGGAAATCCGCAGAGAATGGCAGATGCCATAAGCAATTACCTTGATATTGAGGACGAAATCAAGGCAACAATTAAAACGCTGGTTGTTACCAAAAGGGAAATACTTAAAACCATAGAACAGTTAGATACAGACGAATACGATATATTACACAAGATATATTTACAAGGCTTATCCCTATACGATGTGGCTGATATATACGATAAAAGCTATAATTGGGCGACTACAACACACGGTAGAGCCTTGAAAAACTTGCAAAACATCTTAAACGCACAAGAAAGGCAATTATAAATTGGGACAAAATGTATATGATTGTGTATAAATGTGTATGATTGTATATGATTGTGTATAATTGTGCACCGTGTGACTTTTTTGTATATTTTTTGAGTTTTTTGTATAACATTGTTTATGCAAGATATGATATACTTAAAATCGGAAAAAAGGAAAAGAACCGTTAAGTAATAAAATACTTAGCGGTTTTTCTTTTAGGGGAAACAATATCATACTTTTAGCAGGGGTGGGAGCAAAGATATGAACATAGTAAACAAAAAGTTAAGTGAAATAAAGCCCTATGACAAAAACCCTCGCAGAAACGATGAAGCGGTTAAATATGTGGCGGAAAGCATAAAACAATTCGGTTTTCAAGTTCCGATTGTGATTGATAAAAACGGGGTTATAATCTGTGGGCATACACGCTATAAAGCGTGTCAGAAGCTGAACATAAAAAATATCCCTTGTGTGCTGGCTGATGAGCTTACGGAAGAACAAGTAAAGGCGTTCAGACTTGCCGATAACAAAGTAAGTGAAAAATCAGAGTGGGATTTTGATTTATTAAATGACGAAATCGAAAGTATCTTTGATTTTGATATGGGCGATTTTGGCTTTGAGTTTATAGACCACGAGGAAAACAAAGAAAGAACGCAAAACAGAGTTGAAAATATCTTAAACCTTGCCGTTGCAAACTATGACGGTGTAGGTAAATATGATATTCCGCAACTTGAACCGATTTATACAGACGAAATAGGCAAAATAAAAGAGTGGATAGGCTTTAACGAGGTGTTGAGTGACAAAGACCCAGACGGTAAAGCCGTTCACTTTTTTATTGACGATTATCAATTCGAAAGGGTATGGAAAAACCCTGAAAAGTATGTTGATTATCTATTACGCTATGAGGCGGTTTTAACGCCGGATTTCAGCCCTTACGGCGATATGCCTATGGCAACACAGATATACAACCATTACCGCAAGCACTGGGTAGGCAAATTCCTACAAGAACACGGTGTAAGGGTAATACCTACTATAAGAGCCAGCACAGACGAAAGAAGCCTTGAATGGTATTTAGAGGGTGAGCCGAGGGGCGGTATAGTCTGCATATCTAATATGTGGACGAAAGACAAAGAGGGCAAAGAGTATTTTTTAAACAGAGAATTTAAGACAATGAAAGATGTTTTAAAGCCTGAAAAAATATTTGTTTACGGCAATGAAATGAAAGAACTAAAAGGGGTTGAGTACATACAATCCTTTGCAAGAAAGAGGTTTGACGAAAATGATTAAATTTCATCATTACATAACGAGTTATAGGGAAAACGGAAAGCGATATGTTGAGGCGTGGTTTCAGATTGATATTTTTGATAAATGCTTTTGCTTTTCGAGAAAAAAGAAAGAGGTTTAGCGGTGGCTAAGGGCGCAAGAGGCGGAAAAAGAGGAGTAAAAACAGCCAGTAAGGTATTTAGCAGCGATGAAGTGATAGATGCGTTACAAAGGTTCACATCTAATCAATACACTAATATTCGCAAAGCACAAAACGGAGATAAAATTACATATCGCAAATTTGATATAAAGTCTAAAACAAGTACAAATGTTGATGTGACAGACAAATACAAAAGTTACGGCGATGCCATTGAACAATTTGTAAATCAAGGCGGTGGATATAAAAACACTTTATACCGTGGTATTTCGGTTGATGATACAACCCTAAGTTCTTTTAAAGCTGGGCAAACGATAAATCAACAAGGTTTGTCATCATGGACAACAAGCGAAAAGACAGCCGCCAATTTTTCAGACAGAGGGAAAAACAAGGTTGTATTTATAGAGAAAAGCGGTTCAAAAAGGACAAGAAATGTCGATAAATATTCAACGGCGAACAAAATGGACGGCAACGAATATATTCAGTCAGCTAAAAATAAACAGAAAATACAACAAGTTGAAAAGAAAAACGGCATTACTTATGTCTATGTTAAAGAGATTTAACAGTAATATCACAAAAAATATTTGAAATTATAACAGGAAAGGTTTAAAATAATGGCAAAGGGAAGTAGAGGTGGTAGAAGAGGCGGCGGCAAGCAAAGCGGCGGCGGAAGTCTTTTACCTGCGGTAATACAACCAAAAGCAAATAAAAACGGTCAAAAGGTCGATTTAAAGACCTATTTATCAAATAAAAATGTACAACCTATATCGTCAGAAGAAGCCATAAAAAATACAAATCCCCATTATAAAGATAGCTGGGAGTATAGAAGTAATTGTCAGCGTTGCGTATGGGCGTATGAATTACAGCGCAGAGGTTACAATGTTGAAGCAAAGCCTACATTTAAAGGCGACAGCTTACCGAGGAGAGGTAACTGGCAAAAACTGGGCGGTTTACAATACGATGATAAAAACGGTATGTTCATAAACGGCAGAACATACAAAAACGAAATATCCTCAATAAATGAACAAATGAAAAATTGGGGTGACGGTTCAAGAGCTATTGTCAGAGTTGTATGGAAAAATTCAAATAGCGGGCATGTGTTTAATATTGAAAACAAGGGCGGTAAAATATTCGCCTATGATGCACAGCCAGGCAAAAAGATAGATTTAAGCGATTATATGTCACAATCAAGGCGAGGTTACACCTCGTTATTTAGGACAGATAACGCTAAAATAGATATGTCACAGGTTGCAGATTATGTAAAAATGAAAGGTGAGTAATTATGAAAAAAGAGGTTTCAAAAGGAAAGATAAAAACAAAAAAGGTTGTAAAAAAAGAACCAACAAAGGCTGAAATTCGTAAGAAGTTGCAAGATCCAAATGTTTCAACAAAAGAAAAAAACAGACTTGCCGAACTACTTTACAAAGATTTTCCGGTATATTGAAATTGAAAGAAAGCGAATTTTCAAAATATTTTAAAATGAAAGCTGAATAATTATGAAAAAAGAGGTTTCAAAAGGAAAGACAAAAACAAAAAAGGTTGCCAAAAAAGAACCAACAAAATCGGAAATTCTTAAAAAAATGAAAGACCCAAATATATCACTTAAAGAGTTGAACAGACTTGATAAACTGCTTTGCAAAGATATTGAATTTAAGTAAAAAGACTGTAAAAAAGAGCAAATAATTTTTAAAAGACAGGGTTTAAACCTTGTCTTTTTTTATGCCATAAAAAGGGGGGTGACAATATGGCGAAAAACTTTAACGATTATACGCCCGAACAAAGGGCAGAAATGGGCAGGCTGGGCGGTATCAAGTCAGGCGAAACCAAAAGACGGAAAAAGGAAACAAAAGATATTATAGATATTTTCCTGTCAATGCCGTTAAAGGGCGGTAAAGTTGCCGATGTAGAGGCGATTAAAAACTTTATGGCGCTTAAAGGTAAAAATATTACGGTACAACAAGCCATAGCGTTACAACTTATGCAAAAGGCTTTAAAGGGTGATTTAAAAGCCATTGAAATGGTATTCGCTATGACAGGCGATAAACCAGCTGATAAAGTACAGGTAGAAGCCAAAATAAGAAACCCTATGGCGGGGCTATCAACAGAAGAATTAAGGCAAATTATAGCCATTGGCGAGGGAAAGAACGCCGATGAATTATAATCAAATAGTCTATCAAGCAAGGTTAGAGCTTGCAAGGCGTGACTTTTGGGAGTTCTGTAAACTTACAGCGCCCGACTTTTACGCAGAGGACAGACTGTATTTGAAAGACTTGTGTCGACAGCTCCAGCACTTTATTGAGAGTGACGAAAAGGTAATTGTTATCAATATGCCGCCTCGTCACGGCAAGAGCAGAACAGCTACACTTTTGGTTGAGTGGATTTTTGGTATCAATCCCAAACTAAAAGTAATGACAGGTTCATACAATGAAACACTGTCAACAACCTTTGCAAAACAGGTGCGTGATACTATATGGGAAGAAAAATCAGAGGGTATATTATCATACTGCGATATTTTCCCGGGCACAAAAATAAAATACGGCGAAAGTTCGGCGGCTAAATGGGCTTTACAGGGAAGCAGTCAGACAAGCTACCTTGCAACATCGCCCAAAGGCACAGCGACAGGTTTCGGCTGTAACATAATGATAATTGATGACTTGATAAAATCAAGCGCAGAAGCCTTTAACGAAAACATATTGTTACAACATCAAGACTGGTTTAATAACACCATGTTATCAAGAACAGAAAACGGCTTTAAGTTAATTATCATTATGACACGCTGGGCAACTAATGACTTAGCAGGCTATATTTTAAATCAATATCAAGGCGTAAGACACATAAATTATAAAGCGTTACAAGATGACGGCACTATGTTATGTGACAGCGTTTTAAATGCTGCTGATTTTACTTTTAAAACAAGGGCAATGGCAAAAGAAATAATATCCGCTAACTATCAACAAGAGCCTATGGATATTAAAGGCAGGCTGTACACACAATTCAAAACATACAGCCAAAAGCCTGATTTTAAGTATTTGTTGAATTACACAGATACAGCCGATACAGGCGAGGACTATTTGTGTTCTATCAATTACGGCGTGACTTTTGACGGTGACTATTATATTTTAGATGTTTTGTACACCAAAGAGCCTATGGAAGTTACAGAGCCTTTAACAGCTAAAATGTTGACAAAGGATAATATCGGGTGCGCCTTGATAGAAAGTAACAACGGCGGTAGAGGTTTCGCAAGAAATGTACAAAGAGAACTTAAAGACCTGGGCAACGCTCATACAAATATACAGTGGTTTCATCAGACCCAGAACAAGCAAGCGAGAATTTTTTCAAACAGTGCTTCGGTCATGGCAAAAGTATATTACCCTGAAAACTGGCTTGATAAATTTCCCGAATTTGCGGACAGTCTTTTAAGATACCAAAAAGAGGGCAAAAACGCCCACGATGATGCGCCTGATGCCTTAACAGGCGTATATGAAAATAACAAGCCCAAAGGCGGCTGGTTATATTAGCTTATATCCCCCACTTGTAACAATATCGGCATTCTTTAAGTTTCTAATGTCGTCAACCTCCTGCGGTTACACTCGGTAATCGGCATATTGACAAGTGGGTTTTTAATAAAATAACGCATAAGCCGTTTAACTACTGTTTTAACGGCTTTTTGCTTTTTTAATAACTTATACCTAAAAATCAATAAAAGCCGAAAATGACGGCTTTTCGTTGGGCTGGTAAAGAATTAAACGGAAAGGAAAGTTTAATAATGTTATCTACGGCAGAAATTAAACAGTTTATAGACGAGGACACCTATTCCAGTAAAAAAAGGCTGGCGGAAGTCGGCGAAAGATACTACGAGGGCGACCACGATATAAACCAAAGCCGATTTTTTTATTTTGATGCGGACGGTAATTTACAGGAAGATAAATACAGGTCGAATGTAAAAATAGCACACCCATTTTTTACAGAGCTTACAGACCAGCTAACCGCACATTTATTGTCTTTTAAAGATAACCCTATACAGGCAAAAGACGGTACAGACGGCTTGCAGGAATACCTCGACACATATTTTGATGAACGGTTTTGGGAAGAAGTCACGGAATTGCTGACTGATACCTACACAAAAGGTTTCGGCTACCTTTATGCCTTTAAAAATGCGGATGACCGCTTAGAGTTTGAAGCGGCAGACAGTATGGGCGTTGTTGAGGTCAGAGAGCAAGACACGGACGATAAATGCGCCCATATTATCTATTGGTACAATGACAGAATAGAAAAAGGCACTAAAATTGTTAAAAAAATTCAAGTATGGGATAATACACAGACCTATTACTATGAACAGGTAGACAGCGGCGAAATCGTATTAGATAAAGATGCCAAAATAAACCCACGCCCACATATAATCTATACCGATGATGACAGTGGAAGCCTTAAATATGAGGTTTTGGGCTTTATGCCTTTTTGGCGTTTGGATAATAACCGCAAGCAAATTAGCGGTTTAAAGTCTATTAAAGCCCTGATTGATGACTACGATATTATGATGTGTGGTTTATCAAACAATGTAACCGATTTTGATACACCGTTGCACATTGTAACAGGTTTTCAAGGCGATGACCTGAACGAGTTACAGCAGAACTTAAAAACAAAGAAAATTGTCGGTGTTGATGTGGGCGGCGGTATTGATGTAAAAACGGTAAATATACCGTATCAAGCAAGACAGGTTAAAGCAGAGGCGGACGAAAAGGCAATTTATAGGTTCGGTTTCGGGCTTAATATGGCAGGTTTGAAAGATACATCGGCAACAACTAATATTGCTATTAAATCAGCTTATTCTCTGCTTGAAATGAAAGCAAACAAAATGGAAAAGCGCCTTAAAAGACTGTTAAAAGAGCTGTTAAAGGTTGTACTTAATGAAATTAACACAAAGTACAGTAAAGATTATCAATTAAACGATGTTAAATTTGATTTTACACGAAATTTAATGGTAAATGAGGCAGAAAACGCTAATGTTGAAAAGGTAAAAGCCGATACTACAATGGTAAAAATCAATACCATAATGAACGCCGCAGGTGCTATTGGCGAAGATGAAGTTATCAAGGCAATTTGTGGCGAATTGGATATTGATTATGACAAAGTAAAATCAGAGCTTGAACGAAAGAACGAGGAACAGCAGACAGCCGAAGCACAGGTAACGCTTAACAACACAACAACGGTGTAGGCGGTGAATAATGCGAAAGTTTGATAAAGAGATTTTACAAAACACGCTGAATAATGAAGCCGATATAATCAAAAAGTTAAAGACACTGTATAGTCAATGCCTTAAAGACCTTGAAGCTAAAACCCTTGACCTGCAAAGTTCCATAAGTCAGTTACAAGGTTTGTATGACAATGTAACAGACGATAAAGAGCTTGAAAAGCTAAAATCAATGGTACAAAGCAAAGTATATCAAAAGCAGTATCAAGAGGCTTTAAAGGGGCAAATTGAGGCGATATTGAGGGAATTACAGGTAAATGAATTTACAACCATAAGCGAATACCTGAATAAATGCTATGAGGACGGTTTTTTTGCCGTTCTTTATTCTTTACAACAACAGGGTATTCCGCTGATTTTGCCTGTAAATCAAGAAGAAATAATACAGGCGGTGGCACTTGACAGTAAAATATCACAGGGCTTATATACAAGGCTGGGCGAAGATGTCAAAGAGCTTAAAAAGAAAATCGCCGCCGAAATAAGCAGAGGTATTGCGACCAATACAAGTTATCATATTGTCGCAAATAACCTTAAAAATATAACGAATATCGGCTATAACAACGCCATAAGAATATCAAGAACAGAGGGCAACCGTGTAAACAATCAATCGGCATATAATACCTGCATAAAGGCAAAGAAAAAAGGCTGTAAAATTGTTAAACAATGGGATAGCACACTTGACGGCAAAACAAGAGATAGCCACGCCGTAGTTGACGGTGAAATAAGGGAAATTGATGAAAAGTTTTCTAACGGCTTAATGTTTCCGTCCGATCCAAACGGTACAGCCGCCGAAGTTGTAAATTGTCGCTGTGCTTTATTACAAAGGGCAGAATGGGCGTTAGATGATGACGAATTACAGACCTTGAAAGACAGGGCGGAATATTTCGGACTTGATAAAACAGATAATTTTAACGATTTTAAAACTAAATATTTAAAGGCAACAAAGTAATTTGTTGCCTTTTTTCATGCCCTGAATACGGCTTTAAACTGTTTACCACGGCAGAGATGCCGTAAAACATCTATTCCAAAAAATCAAGGCAGAACTTGTAAAAAGCGTAACGAAAGGAATTTTTTATGACACTAACAGAAATTTTGAAAGCAAACGGTGTAGCTGATGAAGCTACTAACAAAATCCTTGCGGCAATGAAAGATAACAGCCTTTTCATCGCTGGCGAAGAAAATCTTGATATTAGATATAAAAAGGCAAAAGCTCAAAATGACAGTTTGACGGCGCAGTATGCAGAAGCGGAAAAACTGATTGAACAGCTAAAAGCCGGCAATGCCGGCAGTGAAGCACTCAAAGGCAAAATTACCGAATATGAAGCGGAAATGAACAAGCTGAAAGATGAAAAAAAGCAAACACAGCTTGAAGCTGAAATAAAGGTCGCTCTTTTGAGCGCAAAGGCAACAGACCTTGATTATATGACCTTTAAGCTGAAAGAAAAAGGCGAGCTTGAACTTGACGATAACGGCAAAATTAAAGGCATTGACGATAAAATCGCAGGGCTAAAAACACAGTTTCCGAACCAGTTTGAAAATACAAAAGGCAACGGCAAAGTTATTGAAGAAAACAAGTTACCGAAAGGTGATGACAATACACCGTCTGTTACAAAAGAACAGTTTGCAAAAATGGGTTATAAAGCAAGGGTAGAGCTGAAACAAAATCAGCCCGAAGTTTACAACACATTAACGAAATAATCATTTTTTGAAAGGAAAAATTAAATTATGGCAGATTTGAGTAAAACAACAACATTGGTAAACGGTGATGTATTTGACCCACAGGTTGTGTCAGATATGATTAACGCCAAAGTATCAAAAAAGGCAGTAATGACAGGTTATATTAAAGTTGATAACACACTTGAAGGACAGCCCGGATCTACTGTTACAGTTCCGAGGTGGGGTTATATCGGTGCGGCGGAAGAATACGCAGAGGGCGAACCTATTGACAAGACAAAAATGAGCCTTACAACATCACAGTACAAAATTAAGAAAATCGGTAAAGCTGTTGTGCTTACAGACGAGGCGCAGTTGACAGGCTATGGCGACCCGACAGGTACAGCAACACAGCAGATTGCACTTGCTATCTCTGAAAAACTTGATAATGACAGAGTAAATGTGCTTTACGAAAGCCACAATTCTTGTGACTGTACATCGGCTGTTATGAAATACGAAGCTATTGTTGACGGCGTTGATGTATTCGATGAAGAAGAGGACAGCCGAAAGGTTATTCTTATTCACTCTAAGCAGAAAACACAGCTTAGAAAAGACAGTAACTTTATTTCCGCTGATAAATACGAACCTGGCGTTATGGCGAGCGGTGCAATCGGCAGAATTGCTGGTTGTGATGTTGTAGTATCTAACAAGGTTAAAAAATTCGATACATGGTACAAGTTTGATAAAGACGGCACTTTGACAGTAGTAGAAAGCGGTGCAACAGCTAATCAGGTAAACCTTGCAGATGTTAAGGCATCATTGCCGGGCGCACAGGTAGGCGACAAGGTTACAAAGTCAACAACCCCTGCATATATCAACCCGATTATTAAACTTACAAATGATGACGAAACAGAGAACGATATGCCGGCAGTTACATATTTCCTTAAAAAGGGCAACCTTGTAGAACACAAGAGAAACGCCGGCGTTTCAGACGAAATTATTTGTACAGCTTACGGTACGCCTGGTTTGACAAACGAAGAAAAGGTTGTATTGCTTAGAGTAAAGGCTTAAAAAATTGAAAGGGGGGTATTCCCTTGATATTATCACTTGAAAAGGTTAGGGAGTTATTCCCTGCTTTTAATGACTGGACGGACGATAAGCTGAATTTGAAACTTTGCGCCGTTGAAAATGCTATCAGAGCATACACAAACAACAAATTCCACAATAGATATTACAGAAACACCGCTGATATTATCGGCGGTGTAATTATATCTAACGAATTGTGCGCCTTTACAAAGGATGACACAGTGGAAATAAGTTACGGCAGAGCAAAAGGCTTATATACCGTCAAAGAAACATCCGATTTTGTCTTTAAAGTCAATGAAAATATACCCGATGCCGAAGATGTTGTTATCACTAAGGTAGAATATCCAGCAGATGTTGTGTATTGCGCTATAAATATCCTTGACTGGGAATTGAACAACCGTGCAAAGGTAGGCATACAGTCTGAAACACTATCGAGGCACTCCGTCACCTATTTTAACTATGACAGCTCAAATGTTATGGGCTATCCGTCATCACTTTTTGGGGCATTACAGCCCTATAAAAAGGCAAGGTGTTAAAAATGGCTAATATAGGCGGCAATATCTTAGGTACAATTCAGACAAAAACCACAGACGGTTATAACGAGATAGGCGAGGGCTTAGAAAGCTGGGCTAACGCTTTTACAGTCAACGGTTGGCTTGGTATGCAGGGCGGAAACAGTCAATACACGGCTTATAACGCCAAAATAGCAGAAAGTACACATTGTTTTTTATGTGATTATTCAAGTGGCATAGCGGCGCTTGAAGCCGAAAATACAAGAATGATTATAAAGAGCTTTGTGTATGATGTTACTTATATTGACAATCCCGATGAAATGAACGAACAGCTTGAAATTTTCCTGAAAAGGGTAGGTGCTTGGAATGGCTAATGTTGTATTTGAGGACTTCACACTTGAAGTGTTGGGCAAGATTGACGATACAATTTTAAACGCCCTTGAAGAAAGCGCAGGCGAAATTGAGAGCATGGCAAAGCGTAACACTAAGGTCGGCAAGGTTGCAGGCGGTAAAACCAAAGGAAGCTGGCAACATAAAGTTGACGAGGAAGCCTACACCGCATACATCGGAAACACACAAGAAACCGCAATATGGCTTGAATACGGCACAGGTGAATACGCCTTAGAGGGTAACGGCAGGCGTGGCGGTTGGTATGTACCGATAGGCAACGGCGCAGGACAAATGAGCGAGGCAGTGGCTAAGGCTTACGGCTTTAAAATCATTAACGGCAAAGACGGTCAAAAGTTCGCACACACTTACGGTATGTACCCACAAAGACCGTTATACAAGGCTTTTGAACAGACAAAAGACAAAATCAAAAAACATATACAGAACGAATTAAGGGGGCTAAAATAATTGAATAAGTTAGGCTATATCGAGCAAGAGCTTAGGAAAATATCAGTTTCCTATGAGTTCGGGCAATGGACAAAGGCGGTTAAGTACCCTTACTTTGTCGGTGAATTAGGTCAAGACAATATCACCGCAGAGGACGGCGTAATTGAAACAGCCTTTATTTTAAATGGCTGGAATAGGGGCAAAACGCTTGATTTAGAGGTTATAAAAGAAAAGGTGATGAAACACTTTAACCCTATATATGGGCTTAGAATACCCACAGAAACAGGGGCTTTGATAATAACTTATGAAAGCGCAAATTATATACCGCAAAATGACAGCGATTTAAAGAAAATCGAAATTAACTTAAAAATCGCAGAATGGAAAGGGGATTTTTAATATATGTCAATAGCAGGCAGACACGGTGTTACGGCAGATACACCTAAAAATGTGCTTTTCGGTGCCGGTACATATCACAAAGGCATGAGTTTTGATACAAGTTCAGGCACATTGACAGCAGGTACTATTATCGGCGCAACAAACGGCGGCGGTTCGATTGAAATTAAAGGCGAAATTACAAGCCTTGAAATTGACGGCGCTTATGTAAAGTTTAAGGGTCAGGAAGTAATGACAGGCGGCACAGCAAAGATTGAAGCCACCTTTACAGAGCTTACCCCTGATATTGCGGCAACGGCTATGATAGGCAAAACAACATCAGGCACAAACTATAAAATGGTTGCTCCAAAAGATACAATCGAGGAGGGCGACTATGTTGAGGGCTTCGGTTTCGTGGGCTACACTGCGGACGGCTCAAAGAAAGTTATCGCTATCCTTGAAAATGCACTTTGCACATCAGGATTTAAAGTTGAAAGCAAAAATAAAGGTCAGGGTATAGTAACATTGACTATGGAAGCATACGCCGAAAGCAGCGGCAAGCTTGACACAATTCCTGCAAAGATTTTCTTTGTAGACGAAATATAATTTTATTTTTAAAAAGGAGTTTGAACAATGAAAGAAGAAACAACTATTGATATGATCCCAAAAGAAAAACCCTATGTTTTGAAAAAACTCGGAGCCCCGGTTATATTTTCAATGTGCAAAATCATTAAGGGCATAGGTATAAACGAATTTAAAACGCTTTTTGGCGGTGAGGGCGCACTCAAAAATATTATCAATATGTCAAAGGCGGAAAGTGCGAAAAAAGCTAACGGCAAAAGCGATGAGGAAAACGCAAACTCCGACCTTGATGCTATTATTGAAATAGGCGCAGGTATTATGCTTAATGTTGTCGGCGTTGTGATTGAAAATTTACCAAAATGTGAAAATGATATTTATAAATTTTTGTCTATGGTATCTAATTTGTCGGAAAAAGAAGTTAAATCCTTGTCAATGGCAGATTTTACACAGATGATTATTGATGTTATCAAGAAAGAGGACTTTGCGGATTTTATCAAGGTTGTTTTCACATTGTTCAAATAGGCGATTTTGACTTTATGGACTTGCTGTTTAAAAGATACGCAAGTCCATATTCCTTTATACAAGGAATGATTGACACAGGCAGATTTGAAGAATTTGTTACAAATTTTGTTTTAACGGTCAATAAAGAGAAGTCGGATAAAACCGACTGGGAATTTTTCCTACACAGAGTTTTTGATAAGTCATATAACGAATGGCAGGAAGAAGTTAGAACCATAAACAAAAATCAACAAATTTCTGCGGTCGATGTGGAAACAACAATTAAACACACAAACGATATTATAAATCAGTTTAACTCTCAAAATGAGGGGGTGAAAACAGAATAAATGTTAGAGCTTTTTAAACTTATCGGCATATTCTCTATAAAAGGTGTCGATAAGGCACAAAAAGAGCTGCAAGATGTAAGCGGTGAGGGTGAAAAAGCCCAAAGCAAACTAAGTAAAGCCTTTTCCGCTATCGGTAGTGCGGCTGTTAAATTAGGCAAAGTAGCCGCCGTGGGTATATCGGCTGCTGTAATCGCTTTGTCGGTACTTACAAAACAGGCTGTTAGTTCTTATGGCGAGTACGAACAACTTGTCGGCGGTGTTGAAACACTGTTTAAAGACAGCGCTAATAAAGTACAAGAGTACGCCGATAAAGCCTATATTACATCGGGGCTGTCAGCTAATGCCTATATGAAGCAGGCAACAAGTTTTGCCGCTTCCCTTATACAGTCCCTTGACGGTGATACATCAAAAGCGGCAGATTATGCTAACCGTGCTATCATTGATATGTCGGATAACGCCAATAAAATGGGCACGGCTATGGAAAGCATACAAAACGCCTATAATGGTTTTGCTAAGCAAAACTATACAATGCTGGACAACCTCAAACTTGGTTATGGCGGTACAAAAGAGGAAATGCAGAGGCTAATTAAAGATGCCTCGAAACTCAAAGATGTACAGGCAGAGCTTGGTGTCACAGTTGACGGTACAAGCCTATCATTTGGTAACATTGTAAATGCGATTTCCGTTGTACAAAAACAACTTGGAATTACAGGCACAACATCATTGGAAGCGGCAGACACAATTCAGGGTTCAGTCGGCTCAATGAAAGCGGCTTGGGAAAACCTTGTTGCCGGCTTGAGCAAAGATAACGCCGACTTGAACGATTTGATTGATAAATTTGTCGCCTCGGCAACAACATCATTCGGCAACCTTATACCTCGTATGTCAAAGGTTTTAAACGGTATTGTTAGGCTTGTTGCCGGTTTTATACCGGTAATCTCGGAACAGCTCCCAGGGCTTTTGCAAGAACTGTTACCGCCTTTGATAGAGGGTGCGGCTAACTTATTGATAGGTTTAGCGGCGCAGTTACCGTCATTGATACAGGTTATTATTGACGAAATTCCCGACCTATTAGAAACAATAGGCGGTGCGCTGGCAGATGCGTTCCCTGATTTGTATGACACTGTCAAAGAAGCGTTACAAGGCTTAGTTGACAAATTCAAAGATTTAAACAACTGGGCGGAAGATAACAAAACAACCTTGGAGCTTGTGGGTGTAGCTATCGGCACAGTTACAGCGGCGATTATTGCTTACAATGGGGCGGCGATAATAAAAAAAGCCCTTGATATAGCCGAAACGGTACAGCTTGCGGCTTTAATAGCGGCGGATTATGCTCACGCCGTTGCTTCGGGTGTTGCAACAGCGGCAACAACCGCTTTTGGTACGGCGGTATCATTTTTAACATCGCCTATTACCCTTGTAATTTTGGCAATAGGCGCTTTAATCGGTGCTGGTGTACTTTTATATCAAAACTGGGATACAATAAAAGAAAAAATGTCAGAGCTTGCCGCTAAATTCGGCGAGGTTTGGGAAAATATTAAACAAGCTGTATCATCGGCTTGGGAAACAATAACATCGGTTATCACCGTTGCTGTAATGTTCATTGGCGAAATTTTAAGCGCCGCTTTTACAATTATAACCTTGCCGTTTCAGTTTATTTGGGAAAACTGCAAGGAATACATCATAGCGGCTTGGGAATACATCAGCGGTGTTGTATCGGAAAAACTAAACGCCATATCAGAATTTATTCAAGGTGTTTGGAACGCTATATATAGCTTTTTAGAGCCGATTTTAACAACAATAAGCACATTTATTAGTGATACTTGGAACAGCATTAAAGAGGCTGTTTCAGGGGCATTAACAACAATAAGCGGTGTTGTATCAAGTGTATGGAATGTTATAAGAGGTACGATAACAAGTATTTTAACTTCAATATGGAATACAATATCAAGTATTTGGAACAGTATCGGTATAACGGTGTCAACCGCTGTAAATAGTGTAAAAACATCAATTTCGGACGGTATAAGCGCCGCATACAGTACCGTTTCGGGCATATTACAGAATATCAGCGATAAATTCAGCTCGATTTTTGAAACGGTTAAAACCACTGTTTCAAACGCTATCGAAAAAATCAAAGGCTATTTCAATTTTACATGGAAATTGCCCGATATTAAGTTGCCGCACTTTAAAATTGAGGGCGAATTTAGTCTTAAACCGCCGTCAGTACCGCATTTTGGTGTTGACTGGTACGCTAAGGCTATGGATAACCCGATGTTGTTAGATAAGCCGACAATATTCGGCTATAATCAGGCGACTGGTCAGGCGTTGGGAGCTGGCGAGGCAGGCAGTGAGGTTGTATCGGGTGCAGCTACACTTATGCAAATGATACAAAGCGCAGTCGGCACAAACAACGAATTGTTGATTGAAGTATTATACAAGATACTTGATGCCATTTTAACCCTTGATGAAAATATGGGCGGCAATATGCGAGAAGCCTTTGAAAATATGTCATTCTCGGTAAATAAGCGTGAAATTGCAAGACTTATAAAGGGGGTTGAATAATGCTTGAAAAAATAACATATATCAACCACCTTAATGAGGTTGTTGAGTTCGGCAACGGTGAAATCTTTGCGAATTATAACGATTTGCGAAATTATGACTGGTCGGTTATATCAAAAAATAACAAAATATCAGGCTTTAAGAAAGGCATAGTAAAAAAGACTTTGCCCATTAAAATAAAGGCTAAAACAGAGGAAGAGGGCATAAAGCTAAAAAACCACTTGTTTGAAGTCTTTGAAAAAGATGTGTTATCAAAAAAACACGGCAAATTTATAATCGGCGATTATTATTTAAAGTGTTATGTTACAGGCGCATCTAAATCAGAATATTTGCTTAGCAAGTCATATTTGACAATCAAGGTTACAATTTATACCGATTATCCATATTGGGTAAGAGAAACAACCACACAGTTTAATTACGGTAAAGCTGTTATGGGCGGTACTAACCTTGACTTTAACAGGGATTTCCCCTCTGACTATACAAGCAATATGTTAGGCAAAACCCTTGACAGTGTAAGTTTTGCGGAATGTAACTTTAAAATGGTGATTTACGGGGCGACGGAAAACCCCGAAATTATCATTGCAGGGCATAAATACGCCGTAAATACATCAATAGCCGCAAACGAATATTTGACGATTGACAGTATAAACAAAACCATAGTTAAAACACTGGCGGACGGTACAACAGCAAATTGCTTCAACCAAAGGAACAGAGAAAGTTATATCTTTGAAAAAATTCCGGCAGGTCAATCTATGGTATCATCAAATACAGACTTTAAATTTGATGTTACATTGCTGGACGAAAGGAGCGAGCCTAAGTGGATCTAATATATACAAACGCCGATAGGGAAGATATAGGCGTTCTTAAAGACTATACTTTTGACTTGGCTTTTGGGTCAAGCGAAAATGACTTTGAGTGTAAAGTTTATAAAGAAAATCATTGTTGCCTTGAAGATTATTTTCTGTACATTGACGGCACAGAATACGGCGGCATTATTGACAGCATAGGTGTAGCAGATGACGAGATAACCTATTCCGGGCGCACTTGGCACGGCATATTAAACTCTAAAATACTTGAACCTGACAGCGGGCAAGATTATTTGATTTTGAACGGTGAGGCTAACACGGTATTAAATCGGTTGATAGGCAGAATGGGGCTAAATTCCCTCTTTAAAGCCTCTGCGGAAACATCGGGTATAACTGTCAACAATTACAAAATGAACCGATATATAACAGGCTATAACGGCATTGTAAAGATGTTAAAAGCCTTTGGCGGTAAATTAAATATTAAGTTTAACAAGGGCTTTGTTGAGTTGTCGGCAAAGCCTATTGTTGACTATTCGCAAAATGAGCAGTTTAACAGTGATTTGATAGATTTTGATGTTACTAAAAACTACAACCCGATAAATCATTGTATATGCCTCGGTAAAGGGGATTTAGCCAAAAGGGAAGTAATACATATATACGCAGATAGAAACGGCAATATAAGCGAAAATCAAGTGTTTACAGGGCTGGAAGAAGTGACGGCGATTTATGAAAATGTAAACGCAGAGGGT